GGCAAGGAATTTTAATATATCACAAAAAACTAAATTGAAAGCCATGAGATACCTTTGGCGGTTGCTGAAAGTGACCGCCAGAAAGGAGAATACGTGTTAATAATTGAGGATAAAGGACAGAAAGAGGGCTTGCATATCCTTAAGAATAGATATTTCAAAAGCCACGATATGGAAGTCTTGCGTGCACCATTGCCGGTTGGAGATTACATAATTGCCACAGACAAGGTAGCGGATGTTATCCATAGAAAATCAGCTAGAAAAATGGAACTTAAAAAGATGGATTTTCTTGGCACATATGATGTTTCCGTTGACACGAAAAAGGACATGCAGGAAATTGTAGGGAATATCTGTGGAAAAGCACATCCGAGATTCCGTGACGAGTGTATTTTGGCGCAGAACAACGGAATTAAGTTATATGTGCTTATTGAAAATACAGACAAGGTGTATTCCGTCAATGATGTATTTACATGGCATAATCCTCGAGTGGACCGGTATAACAATATTGCATATATGCACACACTTGGAAAATTGCTGAATGTATCGCTACCGAAAACAAAGCCGACATCTGGCAAGGTATTGGCAAAAGCTATGTTGACAATGCAACTTAAGTATGGCGTTGAGTTCGTATTTTGTCGCCCGGAAGATGCTGGGGCAAAGGTTATTGAATTGCTTGGAGGTAGTGAAAATGGCGGAGAATAAGCGGTATTACTGGCTTAAACTGATGGATGATTTCTTTGATAGCAAACGAATCAAAAAACTCCGAAAGATGGCTGGTGGCGATACATATACGATCATCTATCTTAAGATGCAGTTGTTGTCGTTGAAAAAAGGTGGCTATCTGGAATATTCCGGATTGGAAGATGAATTTTACAAAGAGATCGCCCTTGATATTGACGAGGACGAAATCAATGTTCAAGTAACGATTCAGTATCTTCTTTCCTGCGGATTGCTTGAAACATCAGATTCCATTGAGTACAAGTTGCCTTTTGTGCAAGATAACTTAGGAAGCGAGACGGCAAGCACTCGTAGAAGTCGTAAATCTAGGGAAAATGCACAAAAAGCGTTGCAATGCAACAGTGGAGCAACGGAGTGCAACATTTTGCAACAAAATTGCAATGTAGAGATAGATATAGAGAAAGATATAGATACAGATATAGAGATAGAGAAAGAAAATACAAAAGAAAGCGTGCCTGCATCTGATTTGGACTTTGACGCGGAATGGGGATGGGAATACACGATCAATGCATATCCAAAGAAAACGTCGTTAACGTCTGCCAAGGTAGCATGGATGGACAAGCTTTTAGAAGTTATCGAGCCGAACAGGAAAGCCGTTGCAAAGCTGATATATGAGGCTACAGTGGCATATGTTACTGACTATATAGAGAAGAATCCGGATGATACGAATTATCGCTACATACCAAAATACGGAGACTGGCTGAAAGAGGATTGCGATTACTGGATTCGTCAAGTTGAGAAACGAAAGCGAGGTGAGAGCAGTTGACGGAAGCAGAAATTGGAGTGATCGGATGTGTATTGATTGACAATGATTCCATGTACAAGGTTTATAACAAATTGAAGCCGGAAATGTTCAGCTCTGAATTTTGCCAAGATGCTTTTGCTGAAATGCTTGCCATGTATGATCGTGGAGAAAACATTAATGTCGTTTCACTGTCTCAGTCACTTGAAAACCACAAATGGGAGCCGGAAATAATTGCAAGCGAATTGAAAGAATGCATATCTGTTACCCCAGTCTCAACGGCAATAAAAAGTTATGCGGATGCAGTCATTAAGGATTGGCGGGTAAGGGAAACAAAAAGCCTTTTCCAGAGAGTGAGCCTTAGACCATGTGATATTGATAATTCGATCGCGGAAGTTCTTACAAGGCTTGAAGAAATCCAAGTTAATCAGTTGAAGAAATCTAAGTTGATGAAGCAAATCGTATCAGAGAACAAAGATAAATACTTCAATGATGATGTTGGAGAGGACAGGGTAAAGACAGGATTTTACCATCTTGACGATTGCCTTGGCGGTCTTGAAGGCGGAGACATTACAGTTGTTGCTGCGAGACCGGGAGTTGGTAAGTCTGCTATTGTGGCACAAATAATCGAGAATATGGCAAGAAAAGGCTATAACACTTGTTACTACAACATGGAGATGAACAACAGTCAGATTTATGAAAGGTTTGTTTCAAGAATGTCAAAGATTGGTCTGACAAGAGTTCGCAGGGCAAAGGCTTTTCTTGGTGGAGAGAAAGAAGCCTTTGACAAGGCAAATGATGAGCTTGAAAAATATCCGATCACAATTGACGATCAGACAAATGTTATTGAGGAAATAAGAACGCAATGCAGGCATCAAAGATATGACGTGATCGTAGTTGACTATCTGCAATTGGTACGGTGTAACCGGAAGTTCAATAATCGTGCATCCGAAGTCGGGGAAGTTTCGAAGCAATTCAAAGCACTTGCGAGAGAGCTTCACGTTCCGATCATCCTATTGTCACAGCTTAACCGAGTATCGGAAATGAATGTAACGAAAGAGCCTACAATGTCCGAATTAAGAGAATCCGGAGATATTGAGCAGGATGCTTCCAATATTATTCTTATGTGGAATTTGGATGAAGACAGAAAATTTAAAGGCTTGAAAGTTGAAAAGAATCGACAGGGTACACCGTTTAGAGAAGTTGTTCAGTTTGAAGGTGATCGTATGGAATTTATCGAGCGAACCGAAACCATTGAACAGATTCAAGCACGGATGCGACAGAAAGACGGTTTCCGAGAAGTATGTGGCAGCACACCATTTGATTAAAAGGTGAATGATTATGGCAAGTAAGAAATTTGAAAAAGGTTCCGAAGAATGGCAGTTTTTTAATGACTATTATAAATTCCGGCAGCAGTTTTATGAAGCTGATAACGAAGATGAGTGGTTCCAAGGAATGATGGAAGCAGGGGAAATGCTAATTAAAAAATATGCACGGACAAATATATCAAAATATGTTCAAAGTCTTGTATTTAGCCATTTTGAGGATGTAGAGAGGAGATGGAAGAGCAAATGAGTAATGCACTGGCAAGAAAGAAAAAGCGGATGCAGCCACTTGGATATTCCAAGAGTGAACTGATCGGAATACAGAGACACGCCAAGGCACAAAGCAATGCGGATTATCTAATAGAGGAATCCTATTATAACGTCCGTATGATGGCATATCAGGCACTGCATGATAAGTTCGGATTCGGACACAAAAGAATCATAAAGGTTGAGCAGACTATTGATGCATATGTGGAGAATGCAAAGGATGGAACGACAGGCGAGGAACTTGGTTTTTATCTGAAAGATAAATGCAAGATTGACGTGCGAGAGGAAACTAATAAGATTCCGTATCGTGAGAGCTTTTATCTGGTAGAGAGAAAGATTGCACCGAACTGCATGATACAGGCAAATAAGTTTTTACTGGCACAGGTATTTAATTATTTTGCTATGTTGGGTGTCTGCCTTAAAACACAGTTTAAATTTTCGGGAAATCAGATCAGACAGGTTTATGAGAGAATCAGATATTTAATTAACTGCCTTGCTACCGGATATGAAACCATGACAGGGATCGCAAGTGTTTTGGAATGGGAATGTAAGTACATTGACAAGCGTTTTATCGGAAAGACGTATGAAATATAGGAGGAATGGTTGATGGACAAGTTAACTGTGGAACTGCAGGATGGATATTTTGTGGAGATTGATTCTCTGAATCACACCCTGAGACAGAGATATGCCGGACAGGATAAGGACGGCAATGAAAAAGAAAGCGTTCGAACAATCGGATATTTTGGAGACATGAAACAGTGCATTAAGGCTTTGTTAGAGCGTTATCCGAGGGAGTTATCTGAAAAAGCACAGATTTCCTTTGATGAATATTTAGAACTGTTGGATAAGGCTTATACGAGGTCAGAACAGCTTGTAAACAGTCTTGGAAAATGACGGAGGTATAAATTGCACAGAGAAAGCAAAGAGAGACGCAGAATCATAGCAGAGATGGAAAACCGTCAGACGAGAATGCCGAAGCATCCAAACCCGGATGCATTGAGAAATTTTAAGGAAGTACCGTATCAGTTGCGGTACGGGAAGGAGAAAAAGGATGCTGAATAAAGAGAAATACATGAATGAATTATTGGAGTTTGCATGTACAGACAATAAGTTTGCTATTACGAAAGATGGAAAGCTTCGGGAATGTCGTGGTGTAAGATGCAACGAGTGCGCGTTTGAAAACGATGGTATGGCTAGTTGCGGCGATTCACGCAGAAAGTGGATGGAACAGGAGTACAAAGAACCACAGGTTGATTGGAGTAGAGTTCCAGTTGATACACCGATTTATGTTAGATACCGCAGCAGCGACGAATGGGAGAAAAAACATTTTGCTAAATTCGAGAACAATTATGTGTATGCGTGGAGCGATGGAAAAACATCATGGAGCACCACTAATGGATCTACAATGGTATGGGAGCATGCCAAACTGGCAGAGAGCGAGGATCAGAATGAAAATAAGCAGGATTAAAAACCAGATATCTGAGGTAGCAACAGAAGCCTGCGGGTATTCTCCACTAACAAAAGTGGTTTCGGAGGAAGAAATCAACAGGATTTTGGAGCAGGAAAGCGGATGGATTCCAGTAGATGAGCAGATTCCTAATACTGATAAATATATCCTGGTATCGTTTGAAAACTTTACTATTCCAGATGTCGGAAGATATGAAACTGATGAAGATGGTAACGGTGCGTTTTATCCGGGGGATGATGACAAAAGCTATGCAAAATATGGATTATTTGTAAATGCTTGGATGCCACTGCCGGAGTCGTACAGCACAGATGCAGAAAAGCCACATATTGAAAAGCCACAGACCAATGCAGACCGGATCCGGAGCATGACGGATGAAGAACTTTTAGATTTCCTTTGCTCAATCGAAACATATGAGCAGGGTAGCGTAAAGACCATTGAGGGCGGCGTAGCAATGTGTTCTGTTACAGAGGTGGAACAATGGCTTAAGGCAGAAAGTGAGGGATAGCATGGAGAGAGCGGAAACAACAAGGTTTCTCGGAGAACTGCTTGTAAGTAGCCGATTTAGCGGCATGGGTAAATACTGGGCGAGTGAGGTTAGCATTGACGCGTTCACAACTGCCGGGAAGGGTGGAAGAGTAGATTTCATGCAGTTTGAACCGCCAAACCAATACGCAGTGTCATCGTTGGAAAAGGGAATTTTTATATGCTACGAAATCAAGAGTTGCAAAGAGGACGTATACAGCGGGAATGGTCTAAACTTCTATGGTGAGAAAAACTACATAGTAACCACGATGCAGTGTTATAAAGATATTCTTTCAGACTTGAATGATAGAACTTTTGAAAAACATCTTATTAAAACAAATCCAGAATCTTCCAAGAATTTTGGAATTATAGTGGCTGTTCCGTGGATGCGGGATAAATATCAGGAGTTTGAAGAACCGACACGGGTATCGGATGATGTATCATGGAGACTGGAAATAATAAAGCCCTGCATCGTGGGAAGCAGAAAAAAGTCTATGACGGAAATGCTGTTTTGTATGATGCGGAGCGGACATTAAATTTGAGAAAACGAGGAGTGGTATGGAAAAGATGACAGACGGAACATGCAGTATCTTAAATGATACTTGTCTGGAAAAGAATATTATGGACTGCCGGTATTGTCAGTTGCATAGCGTTGTTGAAGATTACAGAGACCGGGTATACAGGAAGCAGGAGGAGAACGATGGAGAGATGGTAATTGGAGAGGAATTTGTCCGTGTATTCCTGATACTGTCTGCCAGTGCACAAGACTTGAGGATAAGAACGGTAAACGGGTCTTTGAGAATGATATTCTTAAGGATAATGTTATTTATGGTGTTGTCAAATGGGATGATGCAAATGCAAGATACATTATTGATGACAGAGAAGATGGATATCAAGATTATTCTGAATGGTTGCATGAATGTGAAATTATCGGCAACATATTTGATGATCCGGAACTATTGGAGGCATAGTCAGGATTAAAGGCAGAAAAGTATGCGATCCGTTGACCGGAGTATGGAGCACTGGATATTGGATCAAGGATGACTAGAGCAATTATTATCCTGTGTAGGTGGAAAGGAGCTGCAATGGTGAATGAAAAAATAAATAGCTGGACATTTGAAGAAACCGTTAAAACAGCTGAAAATCTTATGAAGAATGAGAAAAATATATTTAAGTGGGATGTATTACGGCATCTGAAAGATTTTGCGGAAACATATCAGAAAGAAATACAGCAATACCGCACGATCGGAACAGTGGAAGAATGCCGGGCGGCGGTGGAAAAGCAGACAGCGATTTCCAGAGAACTCATTGAGGGGAAATATTTCTGCCCGAAGTGTCATAACCTAATGCCTTATCCAGGATATTGTGGGTGCGGTCAGAAAGTGTATTGATGAAAGAAAGGAAGATAAAAAATGAGCGAAGAACTTAAGCCATGCCCGTTCTGCGGCGGAAACGCAATGTTCTTAACCATTACAAATAAGTCATCACATTCGGCTGTTGGGGTAATGTTCAAAATCAAATGTATGAAATGCGGAACAGAACTTCCAAAAAGCTATGAATGTGAGATGTACATGGATCAGGACGGAGGCATCAGAACAGGGAAAGACGAGCGAACGAAAGCAACTACAGATTGGAACAGGAGGGCAAACGATGAGACTGATTGATGCGGATGCACTAAAGAAAGATTTAAAATCGGTTACTTTAAGCAATGGAACTTTAGTAAATACAAATGCAGTATTGTATTTACTAGAAGAATATCCGACGGCTTATGATGTAGACAAGGTTGTGGAACAGTTGGGAAAATTAAAGAAAGCAGAGCAGGACAGACCAGATGATTGCGACGAGGACGGATGCGGAGACGGCGAACAAATCTACGATGACGGGAGAAGCCAGGGAAGATTTGAAGCATTTGGCAAAGCAATCGAGATCGTGGAAGGCGGTGGAGTAAAGTGACAAGAGAAGATAAAGAAGCAATTTTAAATAGTTTTGACGAAACAATGATACAACCGGATGAAGCAATGAACCTCACAGAAATGAGAGCATATGTAAAAGGTTTTGAAGATGCTAGAAATGCAATGTTTGATGCGACTGACAAGTTTTATCGAAGTAATAAGACGGATTAGAACCGTAGAGAAGAGGTGCACTGATATGTCAAAAGCAGCATTAGTTATGGATATGCCGGAATCATGTGATATGTGTGATTTTGTAGATGATGAGCAACCGCCAAGATACGGAGAAAAAACATTGTATTGTGGAGTACCGGGAATGGGAGAGGACGTAACAGATTATATAGAATGTAGACCCGAATCTTGCCCGCTCCGGGAGTTGCCAGAGAAGATACCAGAGTTGAAATCTGGTTATGAAGATCTCGGCACATCAATACGTCGGGTGGGTTGGAATGCCTGCTTAGATGAAATTTTAAAATAAATTGAAAGGAGTGAGATGTTTGCCATCAGATTGGATGATTTAAAAGCAATAAAACGATGAATTTATTGCATAAAACACAACATAATTAAATTTAAAGTGCACTATTGTAGATGTGTGCACGGAATATAAGAAAGGAGCCGGAACCTATCCGGATAAAAGGCGCGCCGGGTTCCTTTCAAAAGAAAATGAAGAATAGTGAATTAAAAGAATATGTAAACAGCTTTCCGGATGATGCACCGGTGAGTATTATCTGCGCGAATCCAAGAAAAAGAAAACTGTACAAGTTGGAAAATGTAATATGGGTGACAGACCAAGGGCAGCCTTTGATCCTTATTGACATTGGAAAAGAATCGGATATGGATGCAGAAATGATATCCGCTTGCGAAGAGGATGAAAAGTCTGCGGATGATCTGGAAGGACAGATGCAAATCGAGGATTTTCCGGAGGTGATGCCGTAATGGATTTTGGATATTACAACATGGATTGTATGGATGGGATGAAAGAGTTCCCGGATGGTTACTTTGACCTTGCGATTGTAGATCCACCGTATGGGATTGGAGAAAATGGAGATAAAAACCATACAAGAAGTAACCTAGCAAAAGCAAAAGATTACAAGAGTTTTAGCGGAATGGATATAAAACCACCAAACGAAAAATATTTCAATGAACTGTTTAGAGTGTCAAAAAATCAGATTATTTGGGGAGCAAATCATTTTATAAGCAAAATGCCGTTTAATAGTAGTTGTTGGATTGTTTGGGATAAAGATAATGGAAATAATGATTTTGCTGATTGTGAACTTGCATGGACTTCGTTCAGTACTGCAGTAAGGAAGATTAAATATAGGTGGCACGGAATGCTTCAGCAAAATATGAAACACAAAGAAAACCGTATTCATCCTACACAAAAACCAGTGGCACTATATGAATGGCTTCTGAATAGCTATGCAAAGCCCGGAGACATTATCCTTGACACACATGTAGGAAGTGCTAGTAGTTTGATAGCCTGCTACAGAACCAACCATCCATATGTTGGCTTTGAACTGGACAAGCATTATTATGATTTGTCCAAAAAGAGATTAGATGCAGAAATGGCACAAATGCGATTATCTGATTTTATGCCGGAGGTGATGCCATGATTAACGGAGAATTGATAGTTGACAACTTCGCCGGCGGTGGCGGTGCATCCACTGGAATTGAGTTGGCAACAGGCTATAGTGTAGATATAGCCATCAACCATGATCCGGAAGCTATAAAGATGCATAAGGCGAACCACCCGAACACGAAGCATTATTGCGAAAATGTTTGGTCTGTTGATCCAGTAAAGGCATGCAATGGGCATCCTGTCGGACTTGCCTGGTTCTCACCGGACTGTAAGCATTTCAGTAAAGCAAAAGGTGGAAAGCCAAAGGATAAAAATATCAGAGGTCTTGCATGGGTAGCCTGCAGGTGGGCGGGACTTGTCCGACCGAGAGTCATCATGCTTGAAAATGTGGAAGAATTTAAAACCTGGGGACCACTTGGGCGGCGACACCATCCGATTAAGGCAAAGCAGGGCGAAACATTTCAGAAATTCGTTCAGCAGCTCACGGATTTAGGATACGAAGTGCAATTCCGGGAGCTGATTGCTGCCGATTATGGAGCACCTACCATGCGAAAGAGATTTTTCATGATTGCCCGGTGTGATGGCAAGCCGATTGTATGGCCAGAGCCAACACACGGACAGGCAGACAGCGAAGCAGTAAAAGCTGGACTGTTAAAGCCATATGTTGGAGCATACACACAGATTGATTTCAGCCGGCCATGTCCGAGCATTTTTGACACATCGGAAGAAATAAAAGAAAAGTACGGCATCCGGGCGGTTCGTCCGCTGGCAAAGAAAACAATGGACCGGATTGCAAGAGGACTGAAAAAGTTCGTTCTTGATAATCCAGAACCATTTATCATTCAGTGTAATCATGGCGGTGAGCGTAGACCGAACGACATCCGAGAGCCGATGCCGACTATCACCGGAAAGCACGGATATGGGATTGTAGAGCCATATATGGTGCAGATCGGGCAGACTGGATTTACAAAAGACCGAAGCAAGGATGTTAGAGAGCCGCTTACAACGATTGTGAGCAAAAACGAGCATTGCCTTATCAGTCCTACATTGATTCAGTACCATTCTGAAACTTCAAAAGATGGAGTAAGAGGACAGACTATAGAAGATCCGATCATGACAGTTGACAGCTCAAATAGATATGGACTGGTCACATCATTCCTGCATAAGTACTATGACGGAGGATATAAGGGTGCTGGGGAAACAGTAGAAAATCCGCTTCCGACAGTGACCGCATGGGATCATAACAGCGTTGTTACTGCAAATCTGATTCAGATGAACAATCATTGTGACGGAAAAGATATCAGACAGCCATTACCAACGATCACGGCTGGTGACGGACACTTTGGAGAGGTCAGAGCGTTTCTGATTAAATACTATGGACAGGGAACAGGGCAGGATATAGAACAGCCGCTTGATACTGTGACAGCCAGGGATAGATTCGGATTGGTTACGATAGAGGGTGTCGATTATCAGATCGTGGATATCGGACTGCGGATGCTGGAGCCAAGGGAGTTATATGGATGTCAAGGATTCCCTGATGATTACATAATCGACCATGATTACACCGGCAAGACATATCCGAGAAGTGAACAGGTGCGCAGATGTGGCAATGCAGTATGCCCACCGATACCTGCGGCACTGGTCAGAGCAAATTTGCCAGAATTGTGTGTTGCAGAGCGTATGCCAAATATGCAGATAGAAGCAGAGCAGACAGGACAGCTTCGGTTTGCCTAACCTTTAAATTTTAGAACCAGATAAAAAACCTTGCAATCATCATACCACCTCCCGTAATAGTATATGCTGCGGAGGTGGGAGATGATATGGAAAGAGAGGGGCACAGATGGATTGGAATTATGACATGGACAGTTGTCCGTTAGATACAAAGGTTTTCTTATTGTCAGCAAACGACAACCTACTTTTGCCACAGCGTGAATTTGTTGGCACTCTTATGCGCAAAGGACATTCTGTTACAAGAGGTAAGTGCTTTAGTGGAGATCCAGAGTATTTTTATAGAAGTAAAATTGTTGCGTGGAAGAAATATAATGCAGAAAGAGAGGAATAATTGCATGAAGTATACGGTAGAACTGACAGAAAACGGAATTAATGAAACATTGGAATTGAATGGAATAACTTACAGAAAAGAATGGACAAGGTTGGAAAATGGTTTACTTCAGTGCTCACAGAAAGATTTCTCGGAGCAGATGAGAGAGAATGGACATGATGGAGACCTTATAGAGAGAGTAGCAGAAGTATTTGACAGCTTTTTGGCAGGAGACGTAGATGATATCAGGGATTGTTATGATTAAGGAGAACGTGTAATTATGCTCAATAGCAAGGTATATACAAAAAAGTGCGTGATCTGCGGAAAAGAATACAAATCAATATCAGTCAGAGCACTTACCTGTGGGAAGGATTGCAGAAATGAATACCGCAGAAGAAAAGATAGGGAAAAAAGAAGCGTAAAAACATGTAGAAACAGTACATTAGATAATGTTTTAGGAAAAGCAAGAGAAGCCGGCATGAGTTACGGAAAATATGTGGCAATGATGGACGGTACACCGAAGATCTGGCAGGGAGAAGAATAAAAAATATAAGAGGAGAATGGCTTATGAAGTTTTCAAAACTGACTAAGCCAGAGCTTGAAACAATTATTGAAAACGCCAATTTCACGGAGCAGGAAGAAGAAATATTTTATCTTCTTGCCCGTGGACTTATTTCAAAAGAAATAGCCATGAGACTATGCGTATCAACAAGAACAGTGGAAAGAAGAATTTTTGATATTAAACAGAAAGTAAAAAAGTTAGAAGGTGAGTTAAACGGGAAATCTTTCAAATAGTGAGTTGTTGAATATTGCCATCGAAAATGGTATTATCAACATAGACACCATTCAGAAAAAAATTGAAATGAACGAAAGGAAAAAATTTATTGAAAAACACACTTACAGCATTTGGCAAGGAAAAGATGGAAAGTTTTACACATATTTGCCAGATGAAGATAATAAGAGAGGAAAGAGACTTGTAAAGAGAACATCTGAAAAAGCAATTGAAGATGAAATAGTAAAGTTCTATAAAGCTAAGGAGGATGAACCTACAGTTATTCAGGTATATTCTAATTGGATTTCTGAAAAACTTGAATATGGTGAAATAACAAGACAGACAAAGGACAAGTACGAGACAAATTTTAAAAGATTTTTTGAAAATAAGTATTTGCCGATTGCAAATAGAAAAATCCGGTACATTGATGAAGAAATATTGGAATCATTCATAAAAACAGCTATTTCAAAACTGGAACTTACGCAAAAAGCTTATTCTGATATGCGGATATTGATTAACGGAATTTTCAAATATGCAAAGAAAAAACATTATACCAGCCTGAGCATAACCAGTTTTATGGGTGATTTGGAAATTTCGGAAAAGTCATTTAAAAAGAACCATAAGTCAGACTGCGAATTGGTATTTTCTAAGGATGAGGAACTTTTAATTGAACGATTTGTAATGGAAAATGAGCCTACATTGATAGAACTTGGCATTATTTTGGCATTTAAAACAGGATTGAGAGTTGGGGAAATATCTACCCTCTCATGGTCTGATGTCGGAGAAAATAAGATACATATATCAAAGACAGAAATAAGATATAGAGATGATAATGGCAAATATGTATTTGATGTTCAAAATTTTCCTAAAAGTGATGCCGGGTTTAGAGATGTTATAATTACCGCAGATACCAAAGAACTTATGAGAAAAATAAAAATGCTCAATCCATTTGGGCAATATATTTTTATGAAAAACGGTAAACGAATAAAAGGTCAGGCATTTACAAGGCGGCTATATGTGATATGTGATAGAATAGGAATTGGTGAACGTTCAATTCACAAGGCAAGAAAGACATATGCAACAAAGTTGATAGATGGAAATGTTCCAGAATCGGTAATAAAAACACAAATGGGGCATACAGATATCAGAACAACTCTCGATCATTACTATTTTAATAACAAGACAGAGAGTGAAATGCAGGAATATATTGCAAAAGCATTATCAATGTAAAAGGTAACACGAGGTAACACCTTTGGAGATAAAGAAATTCAGTATTTATGCGGGTTTGAGAGAATTGATACCGAGTTCGAATCTCCCTTCCGCTACTTTATTTTTGTTTAAGAAAACCTTGTGAAGCCTTGATTTTACTGAAAGAAAGGAGTTTTTGAATGGTGTCTTTTCTAAAGGTCAAAATCAAAGGTAACACTAAAGGTAACACGAACGGATGTATGGACGCTTAATGCGTTCTTTTTTTTGTATTTTTTGACGGCAAACTGTCGGAATCGTGACGGTTTTGCCGCCTTTTTTTATGCAAAAATATAATCAAAGGGAGGGATGGTGGTGTTTTCAGATGAAGTTCTTGAAAAAATTTTTGCCAGAAAAGAGTTACAGTCCTTGGACTTGTCAACGCAGTCGTCTATCATACACGCAATAGAAGATGTTTTAGAGGAGGTCAAACAGGATGAATATGAGCGGAGCATACCAGAATCCGATTTATAATCAGCAGATGCAGCAATACGGGCAGCAGTACGCATACAATCCGTATATGAATCAGCCACGCATTGATAATACACAAAATTATATGCAGGCACCGCAGCAAATTCAGCAGCAGATCCCGGTTCAAACTTTTGGCATAAATGGAAAAGTAGTTCCGGCGGTAGAAAACATCACTGCCAATGATGTGCCAATGGATGGCAGCGTTGCATTTTTCCCAAAACAGGATATGACAGAAATATACGCTAAAAGTTGGAACGCAGATGGCACAATTCGCACAATCGTTTTTAAGCCAGTTTCGCATGATACTGTTAGCAATTTATCGCATGATACTGAAAAATTGAAATTTGACCTATCAGACGAGTGCACAGGTGCATTTATGCAGAAGTTTGATGAACTTTTTGGGAAGATTGAACAGATAGAAAACCGATTAGATAAAATTCCAAGCAGTCAAAGAAAAACTTCACAGGTAAAAAAGGAGAGTGATCCAGAATGAATCCGGCACAATTATTGTTAAATCAAATGATGAATTCTCCGCAGGTTCAAAACAATCCTATGGCAAAAAATGCCATGCAAATGTATCAAAGCGGAGATACAGGTGGACTTAAGACAATGGCAGAGAATCTCTGTAAAGAAAGAGGAATTACGGTAGATGAAGCAAAACAAAAGGTTATGAATATGTTTAATCATTAGTACATTTTGGGTTGCGCGCATAATAACCGGTTATCCCATTTGTAAATAAATCAGATGGAGGTAAACAAAATGTTTAATGGAAACGCATCTCCTAGTCTTGCTGATATTGCAGCAGTGACAGGAAACGGAAGAAACAATGATGGCATGTGGGGCGGCGATGGCTGGTGGGCTATCATTATCTTCGCTATGATTTTTGGCTGGGGCGGCTTTGGCGGCAATGGCTGGGGAGGAAACGGAGGCATGGGAGCGACAGCATCTGCATACACCGACTCTGCAATTCAGCGTGGATTTGACACGCAGGCTATCATCGGGAAGTTAGATGGTATTGCAAATGGTCTCTGTGATGGATTTTACGCACAGAATACCGCCGTTATGAACGGTTTCCATGGTGTAGACAATGCAATCTGCAACCTTGGATATCAGACGCAGCAGGGATTTAATACCACAAATGTAACACTTATGCAGGCACAGAATGCTTTGCAGTCCCAGCTGGCTAATTGCTGCTGTGAGACCAGAGAAGCTATCCAGGGCGTGAACTACAATATGGCGCAGAACACCTGTGCGCTGCAGAACACCATGAACAGCAACACGAGAGACATTATTGACAGTCAGCAGGCAGGAACAAGGGCAATCCTTGATTACCTGTGCCAGGAAAAGATTTCTTCCTTACAGGCAGAAAATAACGACTTAAGAAGAGCCGCTTCACAGGATCGCCAGTCTGCATTGCTCACTACTGCAATGTCGGCACAGACCCAGCAGATCATCAACGCTGTAAATCCAGCTGCAATCCCGGCATATGTTGTGCCAAATCCTAACGCTTATGCGTATGGTTGTGGATGCAACACAGGATGTAGCTGCTAAAAGTAGTTGCTACACAAAATTGAATAATTGAGTATCTTAATTGAGTTTAACTCGACTATGTCTGCAAAAGCAGTATTACTTATAAGCGCAAAGGGCAGACTGAAATATGTTTGCCCTTTATTTCATGAATAGGAAGGTAGAATACATGGACGAAATTAAAAATAAATTTATCGAAGCAATCAAAAAGATTGATTTTGAAAAGCTTAACATTTCGGAGCTTAAAACTCTTGCGGAAATAACTGGATCAGTAGAAAAAATGGCAAAAAAAGATTATTCTGAGCTATTGATGGAAAAATTTTCTCCAGACCACGGATTTGTTTTTTCGAGCTCCGATACAAAAACAATAGCAGAATTAAAATAAGGAGGTCATATTATGGCAGAATTTACAGGAATTGCATTACAAACAGTCGCGCAGGGAGAAGATGTAGCATTTACAGAAACTCCGGTATGCGCAACAAAATGCATTGTTCATAGACAGGGAAGTGGCATTGTTAAATTAAGAGGACTTACAAATCAGTGCCGGGCAAGATTTTTGGTATCTTATTCCGGGAACATTCAAATTCCTACCGGTGGCACAGTGGAAGCTATTTCACTGGCTATTGCAATTGACGGAGAACCGTTGCAGTCAACTCGAATGATTGTTACACCGGCGGCAGTTGAAAACTTCTTTAACGTTTCGGCGCAGGCATATGTGGACGTTCCTCGCGGTTGCTGTGTTACGGTAGCGGTACAGAATACGTCTGCGCAGGCAATCGAAGTTCAGAACAGCAATTTAATTGCAGTCCGGGAAGCGTAAGGAGGGCGGTTTTATGGATATTAAGAGAATGCACGAAATGATCGAAAAACTGTCTGAAAGCGCAGAGTGTGAGTTTGCAAAAGGTATCGAATGTGTAGATACAGAAGAGATGGGAAAAGTCACGGACATGCTTAAAGACCTTGCGGAAGCCATGTATTACCGGACGCTTACAAAATCAATGGACGAATCAGACCCAGAGCAGGTTCTTGATATGTTTGAGCGTTACGGAGACGGCAGACGGTATTATGACCGTTACCGGTATGCAGACGGCAGATTCGCGCCAAAGGGAAGAGGTACGCGCCGCGGATATGAAGAACCTCCGTACTGGCACATGACACCGGAAATGTACCGGGAAATGGAACACGACCGTGATATGGATCGTCACTCTGGCAAAATGTATTACACAGAGCCTACAATTGCGGCAGATGGCGGTATGCGTGACCGCAGAGAGGGTAAAAGCGGAATGAGCCGCAGAAGCTACATGGAAAGCAAAGAGCTTCACAAAGGCAATACGCCGGAGGACAAGGACGCAAAGATGCATGACCTTGAAAAATACATGAAAGAGCTTTCGGAGGATATGGCGGAACTTATCTCCGACATGACGCCGGAAGAGCGCACAATGACAAAAAGCAAGCTGTCAACGCTTGTTTCCAAAATGTAATGACAGGGGCAGAAATGCCCCTGTTTGTTTGAACATTGACAACTGAATATCAGCTAGTGATTTGTGGATTTGGAAATTTTTCAAAAAGGTATTGACTTGTTACATGTAACATTATATAATGTAACTCGTAACAAGGAGGTGGTTAAAATCGCACCCAAGAGCAGAGCTGATTATATGAAACAACGTAGAGAAAAGACAAGAAATTTTAGTGTTGAGCTTGACAGGGAGAAGTTTGAAAAGTTAGAAGAAAAACTTTTTGAAAAAGGAATGACTAAAAAAGAGTGGCTTGACAACAAGGTTGATGAAGAAATCAGCAGTTAAACAAAAAGAGCAGTTGCAAATGATTTGACGGTCATGCAACTGCCCTAAAACCGAGATAACTCTCTGTGAAATATTTTATCATAGAGAGCATCTCTTTTCAAGAAAAAATTGAAAGGTAGGAAAAATCTATGACCAGAGACGAAACAATCGAGAAAATAGCAGAACTTTTGAGCACGCAGAGCATCTATGTATGCGAAGCAATATACAAAGCCGCAAAGAACATTTCCGAACCGCAGGAAGAGAAAGGCGGTGAGAGATGAAAGAGCAGTTAATTACAGAAATCCAGAGCATACAGGACGAGAAGTTTTTACAGTTTATTTTGAATACGATACTTTCATTTAAGAAGAAATGGGGGATTTGCTGATGAATGATATTCAGATTTCAGAAAACAAAGAAGAACTGACACTGACAACTATTGACATTGCTGACATGATGGAGATGCCGCATTGGCAGATTTTAAGAAAACTTGAGGGCACGAAAAAATTCAAAGGAATTATACAAATTCTTAACGACAACAAAATTGTTGTGGTTGATTATTTCATCAAATCATCGTATACAGATGATAAAGGAGAGGAAAGACCATGCTACAAAGTAACCCGCATGGGCTGTGAGTTCCTCGCAAACAAATTTAACGGGGAAAAGGGAATTGTCTTTACTGCTCGGTATGTGAAGCGCTTCCACGACATGGAACAGGCTATGAAAAATACGCAGGCTGAAATTCCGGAGAAAGACCCGTTTGCACGCTGGAGCATCGTAAAAAAGATAGAAAGTGGTAAATGGTTTAATAAAAATAACTGGAAACTCAAAATTATCTGTGACCGGTTCGGATGGACGAGAAAATTTTTATATCACAAAATTCTTGTGGAATTGTCTGACTTACATAACTTAGAACTTGTGGAAAAGTTCTATACAGTCACATATGGGCATAAACCGGAGTACAAGATGGACTTGCTAGACTACAGCAAAGAACTTGCTGGAACAGCAACAAGGTACATTAATTATTTGTTGATTGAAGAGCAAGAAGAATAACTTTAAATTTAGAAATCACTGGCTGATATTTGGCTGGTGGTTTCTTTTTTTGGAGGTAAAATATGTTTGTGATAAATGGTATTGAATGGGAAATAAAATTTGTCCGCGGTGCAAGCAGTAAGCTGATGCGATCTGATGGCTCTATCAGCCTTGCTGTGACAGATTGGAACAACAGGGCTATATATGTTTCAGATAAACCGAAAAATGGCTATTTGCGCAAAATACTGGCTCATGAACTTTGTCATTGTTTTTGCTTTTCCTATAACATTCATATGCCGATTGAGCAGGAAGAGTATCTTGCGGACTGGATCAGCCTGTACGGTACTGATTTGATCTATCTTTTGGATGATCTGATGTCAAACATTGATTGGAGGGCAGCATAGTGGACAAAATAGATGAATTGCTGCGGTATATTCACAGAACAAACCCGGAAATGACAAGGGAAAAGCTGATAAATGAACTAAGCAGAAGTGATTACGCCGCACGTTCTTTGCTTTTCACAAAAGAAGTTGTTTGTCAAGAAGAAAAATAGTAAAATGTTTTTGGGGTGATAGTATTGTACAATGGATGTCATACATCTTTTGATGTTATGAAAGAATATATGATCTATGGAGCGGAGCTTGATGAAAAATATCAGATCCCGATTGTCCCGGCATGCAGCTTGGATTATTTGCCGGAGGACTCCATAGATTTTGGAGAGAGCTTTTCACAAAAGATAAAAGGGCATAGAAAATTAAATGTGAATTTCTATATTGACGATTCAAAGTTTCAAAGACTGTGGAATAACCCGGATAAATACCTAGAGCACTTGAAGTGTTTCCACTCGGTCTGTATGCCGGATTTCAGTATTGCTACAGGCGATTGTGGTATGCCGTTTGCTTTGAATCTGTATAATGTGTACCGGAATCATGCGCTTGCACATTACATGCTGCTGAACGGGATCCGCGTTATACCGTCCGTAGGCATCCCGGACAAAGATAATTATGATCTTTGTTTTGCCGGGTACAGTAAGGGTGGTGTGATCGCTGTATGCACAAATGGAAGAGTGCGGGCAAAGGCGGCACGGATAGAGTTTTGCGAGGGATTCAAAGTTATGATCGACATGTTGCAGCCACATACAGTGTTGATCGTCGGGAAGATACCGGATGAATTAAACACCGATGTAAAGATTGTAAATTATAAATCACGCAACCAGAAGGTCAATGAGAGGTTTTCAAATGGGAACAAGAACAACAAAATCACAGAAAAAACAGAAACAGACTGAGAGTCAGAGGAAGAGAAGAGAACGAATTAGTCAAATTTCACAAGTTGCGAAATGACGCATAATAATTTACTGTGCATATTGTCTTTTCACAGTTGGAATCTCATTTTTCAACTTTTGAATTTTTTTCTTCTTGGAAAACGGCTCGATTTTGAGATCAGAAATCAGAATTTTCACACCCCGGCGGGCTGCCGGGATAGTGCACATCGCTGTGATCAGCAGGCCGGCATTGTCTGACATGCTGCCGGATGCCAACGCGGCAAGATGAACACAGTGTTTACAGGCTTGCAACGTCGTAAAAACGATTTACAGACGTTTCGCGTTGTAAATATATAAAAGCACTGCATAGCCTTGCGCAAGCCTTAAAATGGCTTATACGTGTTCGCTTAAGCGCATTATATGACCGGGCGTATATCTTGTCAAGTTGCAATATATCCGGACACTGGAAAAAGCCGGGATGATTCCGGCTTAAAATTCCTCTATTTCCGCAGCATTTTGCTCCCATTCTGGAAGCGTTTTGAAAACTTCCCAAGCATCGTCGAACGTTTTAAAGTCCGTTCCTTTGCCGTCATTTCTGAAAAATCCATCTTCAACGCTATAAACACTTCCCATGCATGTGACTTGAAAAACTGTCTGTGCTCCGTTCGGATAAGTCATTTATAAATCCTCCTAAAAAAATAATATTCCCTTACGGGTAGAACCGCCGCCGGCAGTGGTTCCGGCGTGCATCCTCTGCGGCGGTTATTATGCTTTTTTATATCCGTTTTCAGCAGCATATTTTTCAAGCTCTTCCAGTGTTTCAAATGTTGTCACAATTCCGCCGAATCCTTTTGTAATTCGGTCGATTGTATACATGCCACAGTCATACAGGCATGCATAAAAGTTTATTCTGCCTTTTTTTAATAAAAATAATTTTCTCATACTTCAATTTTCCTCCATATTCAAATTTTTTGGTAAAAGCAAGCCGGGGAATCGAACCCCGGTAAACGCCGCCGCTTGCCTAATTTATAAAATTGTGCGAACCTCATTATAATCATCATTTAGCTCTATCAGATTAAATAAATCGTGTTTTTCTCCTAACTCAAAATACTGATTGATAGCATCCTCTTCGCTATCGGCTAAAATTATTTCGAAATTATCGTCTTCGATCTCTGCTCTGTAATACTTCATAAGATCAACCATCCTTTCATTTTCCTATAGATACAGTTCCATAAGTCCCACATTTTTATTTTCAACTAAGACAACGCCTGGGCGGACAACGGAAACATACTGTTTTACAACGTTCTCGATTCGCTCGTTGCTGTAATACGGTGCCAACTTTTGGCGTGTGTATTCTTTCGCTTCTTCAAGTGTCATCATCTTCATAAAATCAACCATCCTTTCATCATGCGCCCTGTCTCATCGGTGCAGGTGGGGCAGTTCCTGCAGACGGTGGAACTTCCACCGTTTCGACTTAATTTTTCATTGCGCAACCAGTCCAAGTTTTACAAATTGTACCGTTACAACTTATACCGCATTTTTTACAGCTATAACACATGGTATTTAAATCGTTATAATAAATGTTATATGCTTCTTGTCTTTCCGCCTGTCTAATTGTAAGAACGCGCTCAAATGCTCTTTTTACAGTCGGGAGAACAGCCGCGCCGCTTTTAATCGCCTTGGCAAGCGCCGCCATTTCATCGGCTGTTTTATCGTAAATGTGTGAAATTATGTTATCAAATTCTTCTGCTGAAATATTAAGTTCTTTTAAATCCTGTTCGTATGTTCTCATGTTTACGCCTCCCTCTCAATTTCTACTTTCTCAATTCTTCCGGCTTTCATTTCTTCGATGATCGCCGCCAGTTCGTCAAGGATATTTCCCTCTTCTGGTTGCTGAAAAGTGTAAGTATCATTTATCTTTCCCTCAATTTTAATTTTAACTTTCACGATCGTTCCCTCCTGTTTTTGTGTTCTTTGTTTTCCTGTTGAGATTATAATACACGATAATAGACTAAATAGCAATTGACAAAATACACAATAATAGACGAAATAAAACAATGGTTTGTTGTGCAACATGATACATGAAAATAGACGTTGACATGATATGAAAAATCTATTATCATATATAAAAAGAAAAGAGGTGTAAAGATGGCTAACTATGGAGATAATGGAAGAATAGACTTTTCTAGGCTGTGGCAGATTATGGATAAGAAGGAACTTAATAAGCAGTGGTTAAAAAATAATGGAATACATTCTAACACTGTGGCAAAATTGACAAAGAATGAAAATGTGACTTGCGAAGTTATATGTAATTTATGCAAACTTTTAAATTGTCAACCAGGGGACATCATGGAATATAAAAGAGGGTGATTGTTTGAAAAAGAATATTGTTTATCCAGAAAATAGAAATGGTGGTATATATGCCATAATAAATAAAGATAATGGAAGAATTTACATTGGAGAAACAGAGAACTTGAGAAAAAGAGCAAAAGCACATGTGAATTTATTAAAAGCTGGAAATCATTACTGTAAAGACCTTCAGGAAGATTATGACAATAATTTTAAAATTGAAATTATTGAATTATTAGAAATTCCCGGGCAATGTAAAAGTGAAGAAAGACTTTGCGCCGAAGATTATTATATAGCTTGCTTGCAGCAGAAAGGAGTAAACCTGTATAACAGTACAAGGGATAAAAATTGCAAGGAGAATTTTTTTGTTTTATCATGTAGAATAGATAAAAGAATAACTGATATTATAAAAAAATATAAATACATGAAAATAGACTATTGACAAATACATGATAATAGTCTATTATAATATTGTCGAAAGGCAATAGGCGAAAGCCGGAAAGGAGAAAAATGAGCGAAGATATGAGTGTATTTAAAAGTTACTTAAGAAGACTTTTGCAGGATCTGAAAGATTTAAAGGAAGTTTTAAAATCTAAGGATTATGAAAAAGCGGAAAAGATGGTCGATCAGCTGATCGATGATACTCAAAAAGGAATTGAAGACAATTAAAAGAAAGGGCTGGAGAAAATCCAGCCCGACACACAAAAACCATACCAAGTGAAATGTGTGCTATTTGAATATAGCACATCCAGAGAAGAAAGAAAAGAGGAAAAAGCTATGTTAAAGATTTTAAAAGAGTTAGGACAGATGGAAGGACATTTTGCAGTAGAAATTTTCAAGGTTGAAGAGTTAGGAATGATCGCAGTAGATCACGACACAAGCAACGGCGAGACGATGGAAGCATGGAAATGTGACAGTACAGGCGCGGCGCTGGATGAAGATACACCGAGTTTTAGAGTTAAAGAAATTAACGATCCTGTATCTTACGATGAGGACGGAGAACCGGATCAGTGGGAGCTGGTAGGGTTTGAAATTGAATAATTGAAATGAGTATTGATAATTTGACAGCTTGAAATATAGCTGTCTTTTTTTGTTTAAAACGTAGAAAATCTTTGTTAAATTTTCACAAAATTTCAAGAGTGATAATTTTATTATGGACAATGTAAAATGATAGAATAGTATTAGTTTTGTTGCAATGCAACACCTCTGCAACAAATTGCAACATTTTTGCAACGTAGATATAGACACTAGAGTTAGAGAAAGAGTATATTCTCTCTTGTAATATTAAAAATATATATTATAAATAAGGCAGTATATTTATATAAATAATATATATAATATACAGGCTTAAAATTTAATTTTAAAATATACCTTGACAAGAAAATGATAGAATGATATTGTTTTATTAAATTAAAAATGCATTCGGGCAACGGGCGGCGGCAGCCGTCGAGGTCCCGAAAGAAACGGACTTCATGCAGCCGGTACAGTCGAGATCATCATGATCTGATTGTATCAGTTGCATTTTTTATTTTAAGTATTCCAGTACTGGAGAGAGGAGATATATAACATGTCAGCAGTTGAAATGCAGGAAATAAATAATAATACCGTTGATGTTTTTAAAAGTGATATTGACATGTATATAAATCTCTGGATGGAAGAGAGACATATAGAGGATTTATGCAAAGTATCGCAGAACAGATGGTATAACTGTTGTAAATATGTCTATGAGAATGTATTTAAAGTTAATCCAAAGTACCTAAAGGATGATAATAATATTAATAATGCCTATGATACAGATAAGGTTAACGAGGTATTAGATATATATATAGACCTGTGTAATGACTACGAGAAAGTAGTGAATATTGTTGGGTTCACATTCTTTACTGGAATACATAGAGATACGTTAAATGGATGGGTTAACGGCGTGCAGCTAGGCTCATCAGGTTCCGACATTTGCAAAAAGATTGACGAAATGCGTGAGGAAAGTTTGGTAGGTTTACAAGTTTCCGGCAAAGGAAACCCAATGAACTACATGCCATCACTCAACAAGTATTGCGGCTTTAATATGCCTGGAGTAAGAGACCAGGGATCCAGAGCAAGAGCGCTGACAGCCGAAGAACTGCCACATCTTGGGGCTAATAATTGTATAGGATTGCCGAACAACTCCGACAATTCTGGTTGAAAAAAGCGAGAAAAACGCAATAGACAATTCAAACAATTTAAAACCCAGTGTTTAATGGTCTTAAGGCGCATTAAATCGTTGATACATTACGCAAAACAAGGGTTTTGCGAATAGTTGTAAAATACGAATGGAATTGAACGAACAATTCAAACAATTTATCAATGTTCAAAGCATGATTCTGCATGGAGGGGGAGGGGGTTTGATAGGTTGAGAAAATCAGCGCTACTAAGTCCTTTAAATATCCTCAAAAACAAAAAGAGATTGGATGGAAAAGTATGAGAGTAGTATCACAAAGCAAAGACGTTTCGCTTGATTTTGACCGAGCGGTATTCACAGCAAATCATGGAATGATAACTGCTATGGTTGATGGAAAAACGTTTACCATTGGGACGTATGCAAATTTAGGTAGAGAAAAAGAAGTATTCTCTGATATGCACAAGGCATTTTCGGCTTTTCAAGTTATTAGCACAAACATGGATAAACAACAGGTGGCTGAAATGTTTGCAGTATCTAAAAACATATCGATCAGATGCGTTGAGATGAATGATCCTTGTATGGGAATAACTGTATTTGATAACATGGTCTATTACATGCCGGAAAAGTAGTGTTAATATAGCGCTATCGCCAAGCGGTAAGGCACTGGATTTTGATTCCAGTATTCGCAGGTTCGAATCCTGCTAAAGAAACTTGTGAGAGGAAAACAACCATGGTAATTATTAAAACGATTATATCGACGCTGGATGTTATTTTTATGCTGATACTATTTGTATCTGGCAGAGAATCCAAAGACAAAGAAACAGCAATTGCATTATGGGTACTTGTGATGTTACTGTTGCTGAACATGTTTCTGATGTGGAGGTAACAGAATGTTTTATAGTCCAATATTTGGTATTTGCTTTCAGCTGCCTATCATTTGTGCAGAGGAAAGAATACATATAACAAAATCAAAGGAACCGGACAGCACCGGAGATTTACTCAATCTGGATAGTGACGCTGAGCACCAGTCTGAGAAGTCGGAGCATCCAGTATAGCTTAAGTCCACTGGCATTCGGTTTTTGCAAGAAAAAACTCGGCGTAAGCAATTATTCGGTGTTAGTGGACGTCGGCAAAATAAAAAGATCAAAAATACTATCATAAACGGCGCGCTATGCGCGCTGTGACGGAACGTAGCGCAGATGGTAGAGCACTCGGCTTATATCCGAGCGGTCGCAGGTTCAAGTCCTGCCGTTCCGATTGAGAGATAAGTGTAAAGCTTATCTCGGAATACGAAAAGTTCGTATTTCTCCTTTCGCCACTAGGACGATTCTGTTAAGGACGGTGCGAGACCGTCCGGTGGTATTTGCCGCGGAGCGCGGCATTAGGCGTAAGACTATATGGTGATGAATGATGATCGTTCCGTAATTTGCTGACAAGCAATCCATATAGCAGTCAGACTTGATAGTTCGGGTGCCTATCCCACGGTGCCTGAGCTGTCAAAGATATAATTCCCCCATATAGTTAGGCAGTGGCAGAATGGGTATTGCAGGTAAAGAAACCTATCGGTAAGAGTGTTGCCAAGTGGCAGACGGGCGATCATCCGTAGTCAGCAACCACACCTTTTCTGAAGCCGATAATGCAAGGTTCGAATCCTTGCCTGTCTAAGCGGTCAAATTATGCTGTTTGCTTGCATGCGCTCTATGGTTTGGCTGTAATCGGCATTTTGTATGCCTAGTGCAACGCATGGCACGATAAACATTATTGCTAACCGTCTGATGGCGGTTTCGGAACGTAGCTTAATTGGTAAAAGTGGCGTGTACACGGAAAACAACAACGAGAGCCGGATTGAAGGTTCGAATCCTTCCGTTCCGATGGTGCCGAGCTGATCTGATACTGTATGCGTAGCGCGGTCGCGTACAGAGATATGGAGTGAGGTGTCCGCGCATTTTGGGGAAGCGGCAACGATTGGCGGTGTTGCGGCTGACTGTAAATCAGTTTCCAAGTGGTAAACAATAGAGGTTCGATTCCTCTCTTCCCTATTTCACTCAACTCCCTAAAAACACTGTTTGGCAGGTGCGTGGTAGACAGTTGTAATGGATGGGTTGTTTAAGAAATCGCACCATCAAGATGCAGTGTTCCCATAATGGAATTGGAGCCGGTTGCTATCCGGTCGGGCGTTTATTCGCCTTGTAGGTTCGAATCCTACACACTGCGTTTGCCCGAACAAAATTGGGTGTTGATGTGTGACGGAATAGGTAAACGGAATTGTCGTAGAGAATTGGTTGAAACCGACAACATAGATGACCAGATTGTACACTCCTGCGTGGTGCAAATCCACGCCACATCAATTCCTTATCTTCACTTAGTCTGGCACTACTGCAATAGTTCAGGTCGATGGAAGATGTATGGATGGTAAGCGGTATCATTGGTAACATAAAACCCTTCCGTGAATAGAAATTGCAGATTTGAAAGCGGTTGGCATGGTTTGGTATGACAAGGTTCGATTCCTTGTGCCGCTATTCGATGGTTGGTATTTTTTACGCAAAATGGGGTGTGAGTATGTATTTTGAATTTGTTTATGTTGGCTATTCAACAAAGCAATGCGTTGAGTTTCTTGATGAAATCAAAGAAAAATTAAAGGCACATGATAAGAATTTTGAATACGACAAAGAACATTTAGTGATTAAGGCTGAATTATTCAAATGCAGTGCATTACCCATATATTCCGGTCGTTTATACTGTCTTGGCATGGAAAATGCAGAGTATATCTGCAAAGAAACTGCGAGACCAAATGATTATATTCCTTGTCCAGGAGAATGTTTGAAGATAAAAGCCATTTTGGAATATGTTTCCACAAGATTTAGAAAAACTCCAAAAGAAAAGACAGAAAAAGAACTGGAAGAACTGATTGACGTTTTGATTGAGGTGCGGAAATGAGATTATGGAAAATTATTAAAAAAATATTCAAGAAAAAGCAAAAAGCAGATCCTACACCGCGCATTGAGAAAGATACGAAATGCGATAAATGCAAATACTTGCAAGAGTGTATTGACGAGGGGAAAGTCATAGATTGCAGAAATATTGAAGATACGAGAAGCCATTACATTAAAGGTCTTGGTTCTTATGTAAAATGCGATGGTGTTGAGGTGTGAGTATGGATCTTAATGTGTCAGAAGATCAGAAAAAAGTTATTGAATTGCAAGGATATATGGTTGTCGAGTTCAAATTATGGTATCGAAAATTAGGAGAAATGATTCTTGAGTATGCCGTAAAAGTAATTGATACATGGAAAGCAATAGTTTTGTTTATACAAGAACAGGCAATTAAGGCATTCAAGCATATCAAGGATTTTGTGGAACAGCTTTCAAACGAATTGGAGCCATATATGAATTCCTTGGATTATATTGATTGTGAGAAAAAGAAATATCTGTTTGTTCGGTCACTTGGAAGAGCATATGAAGCGAATGTAAGAGGAAAAGTTATTTATCACAGATGCAGGGATAGGTGTTGAAAATGTGTGATTTTTGTAATGGGAAAGAATCATATAAAACTGCATATGGAGAATTTAAAATCAAAAAATTGGGCTATATAAATGTTATTCAATGCCATATTGATAAATGTCCACAGTATGCTAAATGTTGTAGCAATGGAATGAACGTAGCGATAGCAATGGAAATTGAATTTTGCCCGATGTGTGGTAGAAAGTTGGTGGAAGAATGAGTAATATACATAAATTCAAAGTAGAACCAATAGAAGGACACCAGGCATGTGCTAAAGTTACAGTTGATGGCGAACAGTGCTTATGCAGTTCGTATAAAATAGAACATTATGCTGGAAGCCTTCCAATGGTCAATATAAACCTTATTGCCGATGTGAAATATGAGCAAGATGTAGAAATTAACATTGTAAACTTGCATGAAATAGCTTCGCTGATGGACAAGAAAACATTCAAGGAATTTTGCAGAGTTTGGGAGGATATTCACGATGAAGCATAGCAAAGAATGGTACACTTGCGACATGTGTGGTGCAGAAATTAAAAAAGGAATATTGTGCGGAAATTCGATTACAAAAAATGGTATTTTAAATGTCACATACGACTTGTGCTATAAATGCATGGAAGATTTTGAAAGGTTTATGAAAAATGATTGTAAATATCAATAACAGCACATACGAGATGAACAGCAAACAGTATAAAGCAGTCCTTGATACGGCGAGCAAAGCTGTTACCTGCGGCATATACGCTGTGGAAAAGAACAAGGTAGCAATCATGCTTCGAGAGGAATATAAAAGCAAGGAAGAACTGAAACAGGCAGTTGGTAATTATACGGCGAAAGGGTTTAAGGTGCATTGGAAATGAAAAAAACACGTTCAAAAATTATAATCAAAACTAGAAAAGGCGGTTACACAAAGATTTATGCTAACGGAAAATGGCAAAAGGGAGTGTATAATATTGATTTCCATGCTGACTGCACGCCATTGAGATATCCGTACATAAAAGTTTCATGCGAATTTGACAAAAATAAGACTGATAAAAACGGTTCGGTTATTTACGACCCGGAAAAAGAAGAAATTGCAAAAGAACACGTAGTTGCAAGAATTTAGAAGGAGATTTTATGAAGAAGCTATTTGTAAGCGTGCCAATGAAAGGCAGAACAGAGGAAGAAATCAAAGCAAGTATTCAAAAGATGAAGAAGATTGCTGAAATCTACGAGGGTGAGGAATTGAAGCTTATCGACAGTTATACTAAGAGTACCCCACCTAAAGATAGTAAAGAAGATGTATGGTACTTGGGCGAGAACCTTAAGAAACTGGCACGGGCTGATGTATTTATTGGAATATGCGAGAGCTACGATTGGAACGGCTGTAGCATTGAAAGAGAAACAGCAGAAAAATATGGCATTAAAGCATATATGATTCCGGTAAGGTATGTAATTGATGATTATAATGCACTTATGTACAAATTACATCCGGCTTGCGGTGATGCAATGCCAACAATCTAACAATATATTTACCGGCCAACAAATGGAGTTAGTCGCTAACCAACAAAAATTATTGGCAGAGGTCTTAATGCACTTCTGCTTTTTTGCGGAGGTGCTTTTCTTTTGGCAAGTTCAAGTCTAATTTCCACAGTAAATGGATATGAAAATTACATACAGGTGCATGGCGTTGATGAACAGGTTATGGATGCCATGGAAGAAGCGGCAAGGGTAGCCATTCTGACAGAAAAGGATGTTGATTATGGATTGAAAGTTTCTTCCAGGGCAAAGCAACTGGCAGAACAGTTTATTTTTCAATCCACTGGCGGTACACCGTGGGATTTAGAGAAATATTCATTCCAAAACAAGGTATCTTATGAAATTCTGGACAAATACTACGGAATTTTGCTTTTAGAAGCGCAAAACAAAGTTTTGGATAGTGCTTTCCAGTATTTGGAGAAGAAGAGAGAGCCTAAAGAGCGGTTTTACATGCCAAGAAGAAATCAATTTCTCAAAATAGGTCTTACACAGGCTTTGCAAGGCATGATTGATGATAAATATGACATTCTTTGCGTGTCTCTTGTTCCGGGAGCAGGCAAAACAACGGTCGAAAAAATGTTTCACGCACTTGTTGCCGGATGGTTTCCGAGAGATTTCAGCCTTTTTTATTCGCACAGCGGAGATATTACCAGAATGTACTATGACGGTGTGTACGATATCGTTACAAATACGGAAGAATATACATGGAATGAAATTTTTCCAGATCTTTCCGTGACGAGCACAAACGCAAAGATGGAGCAATTTAATGTCGGGAAGTACAAATCGTTTCCATCCGTACAATGTACGTCTGTTGGTAGTAAGAATGCAGGTAAAGTAAGGGCTTCTAAGTTTTTACTGGTTGACGATATGATCGGCGGCATTGAAGAAGCAATGAATCCCATTATCCTTGATAAATTGTGGGATAAATATGCCGTAGATGCCCGCCAGAGAAAGATACAGGACACGGACGGTAAGAACTGCAAGGAAATACATATTGCCACAAGATGGAGCGTACACGACGTCATAGGGCGCATCCAAAATATGTACGAGGGAAATCCAAGAGTAAAGGTTATTGCAGTTCCGGATGTAGACCCAGTTACCGGAGAAAGTAACTTTGAATATGAGTTCTCCGGTTTTACAAAAGAATTTTTTGAAGACCAGCAATTATTGATGGACGACATATCATATAGATGCCTTTACAAACAGGAACCGATTGAGCGAGAGGGATTGCTATTTCCGGAAGATAAAATACGTCGGTATCTTAATTTGCCACATGGAGAACCAGAAATTGTAACCGGTCAATGCGATACAAAGGGAAAAGGAACGGATTACTTTGTTTTGCCGGTATTGCAAAAATACGGAGAGGATTACTACTGTGTAGATTGTGTTTGCGATAACACGGCAGATTATGAGATGCAGTATGAAAATGCAGCAAATGTTTTGACAAACAACAAAGTGCAGGAATGTGAATTTGAGAGAAACGCCGGCGGAGACCGTGTCGCAATGGAAGTAAACAAGCGAGTGGAAGCCAAAGGATGGATATGCAATATCACAGATACACCGACGGAGACAAATAAGGAAGCAAGGATTTTTCAGTGCTCAAACTGGATATTGCAGCACGTTATATTTAAAGACCCATCATTATATAAGCCAAATGATCCATATGGAGTAATGATGTCTCTTCTCAAGAGATATTCAGTGTCCGGTAAAAAGCAGTTGGATGATGTGCCGGATGTATTTTCAAACTTTGCGCTTAGAGTGACAAATGGAAATAACGTAGCCAAAGTAGAAGCGGCAGTAAATCCGTTTAGGAGGTATTGATATGGTAAACAAAGATATTTTAAATCAATACTTAGATTTAAGAGAAGAAGTAAAAGAAGTAAGGAATAAAATTGAAAAGCTTGAAAAATACATAGAAAAAATTGAACAGGAAGGAACGGTTATTGATAGCGTTTCTGGCGGAAATGGTGGAAACCAACATTTTAAAATAGAAGGAATACCATTGCCAGAATATAGGCACAAAAAAACCTTGTTATATTCCAGAAAAACCACCCTCGAAATTTTGGAAAACGAACTTCTTGAAAAAACAAATGAAGTAGAAGAGTTTATTGCAAATATAAAAGATAGCAGAATTAGAAGAATAATTAACCTTAGATTTTTAGAAAATCAATCTTGGAATAAGGTTGCCGACCAAATAGGAGGCAATAACACAGAAGACAGCGTTAGAAAAGCGTTCGATAGATTTATGAAAGAGTAAAGTTGTCCGATATGTCCGTTTTTTTTCTGATATAGTTATAATCGAAGAAAGCAACAAAAGTTGAATACTTCACCTCCCCCAATTTATAAAAGCATCGTAGAGAAATCTCCGGTGCTTTTTCTTTTGCAAAGAAAAGAGGACTTTATGGTATATACACCAAAAACAATATATTGCCCGCGTTGCGGAAGAAAAGTTGCCACACACGATGGGCGTTCAACAATGCAAATTTCTGTTGAGTGCAGAAAATGCCACAAGAAAGTTGTTTTTTATCCGGAGAATGGAAAAACAGAATTAAAATCTCTTCCGTTTCGTGCAACATCCAGCGGAATGACCTTTATTTAGGAGAAAAAAATGAGAAATGACAAATCTCTCCAAGACCTTGTTAAAGGCTGTTATGGTAGAAAAATTTTATATACAGATGTTGAAACCATCACAGCAGATAATATTGTCAATGTGGTGGGAGACTGCATCGGAAATTTTTATTACAACAAAACCATCATAGAATATCTTTGGCGATATTACAAAGGTGACCAGCCTGTTTTATACCGTGTAAAGGTGCAAAATGCTGATATTACAAACAAAATAGTAGAAAATCATGCGTATGAGATTGTTCAGTTCAAAGTAGGACAGACATATGGCGAGCCAATACAGTTTATCAGTCGAAAAGATGATGATGAAATTAATCGGGCAGTGGATGCGCTGAATGACTATCTTGTGGATGCGAATAAACAGGAAAAAGACATTAAAGCAGGAGAGTGGCAGTCAGCAACCGGAACATCTTTTAAGGCGGTAAGATTTGCAAATGGAGAAATACCATTTCAAATTGTTGCGCCTACTCCAATGAATACGTGTGTTATTTATAATCGGAGCACGGAAGAACCGGTGGTTGCGGTGCAGGAGCTTAAAGACGAAGATGGAAGATGGTACAAACTGTGCTATACGGACAACTATTCATGTAAACTTCAAAACGGAGTAGTTTCTGAATGGAAATTGCATGCATTTGGAAGTATACCTATTGTTGAGTTTCCAAATAATCATGAGAGAATTTCTGATATTGAGCTTGTCATAGGTATTTTGGATGCCATAAACAATATGCAGTCAAACAGAATGGATGGAATTGAGCAGTTTGTTCAGTACTGGGTCAAGTTTGTGAACTGTGAAATCGACCAAAAAACGTTTGAAGAGATGAAAATGAGACATGCTTTGACGGTAAAGTCCAATAACAAGGATAACAAAGCCGATGTTGAGATTATGACGCAGGAACTAAATCAGAGCCAGTGTCAGGTGGCAAAAGATGATTTGTGGGACAATGCCTTGGCAATATTAGCAATACCAAACAGAGAGTCCCAAAACTCTGGAGGAGATACACAAGGAGCAGTATCATTAAGGGCTGGATGGGATTTTTCAAAGACAAGAGCAAAATTAAAAGACCCAATTGTGAAATCGGCAGAGAAGAGACTTGCAAAAGTTGTCTTAAATGTAATACGCGTTAAGGACAATGATTTGAAATTGTCAATGAGGGATTTTGATGTGCAAATCAATCATAGCCCGCAAGACAATATGTATACAAAGTCGCAAACACTATATCAGCTTTTAGAGTGCGGCATACATCCTCTTATTGCCATTAAAACGGTGGGGCTTTGGGGAGATGCTGAAAAGACATTCCTCTTGTCTAAGCCATATATAGATGCGTTGTGGAAAACAATTGATAATGCAGAAGAGCAGGAACAAAAAGCACAGGAAATTGTAAACCAATTAAATAAACAGCAAAATAAGACAGCTACCGAGTAATCGGTGGCTGTTTTTATTTTATAAAAATTCGCAAAGTTGTGAGCGTAAAAATCAACAGTGTCATTCGGTGTCGTTGCACCGCAAAAATTCGTAAAGACATATCGGAGGTAATCAATGAAAAGAGAAGAGTTAATTGCAATGGGTATCAGTGAGGAAAATGTTGAGAAAATCATTGCTGATTACGGCAGTGCCGTACAGAGAGAACAGGCAAAAGCAGCAGAGCTTAAGGCAAAGGCAGACAGCGCAGATGAGTTGCAGAAAAAGCTGGATGAAATGGAAGCAGGAAACCTCACGGAACTTGAAAAAGCAAACAAGGCGTTAGAGACAGCAAATCAGCAGATTGCAGATATGCAGAAGAAAAACGCCATTAGAGACCAGCGCGAAGCATTGATGGAAAAGTTAAAAATCAATGCAGAGCAGGCAAAATCCGTTGTCAAGGATAATGGAAGCCTTGATTATGACGCTCTTGGAAAGATTACAGCCGAAAAGGAAACCGCGGCAGCGCAGGCAAAGGAACAGGAGATTGCAAATAATTCTGAAAATCCGGGCGGCGGTACTGCAGGTGGAGAAAATAAAAAAACTGCGGACGTAGAGAACGCAGAAAAAATCAGTTTTGGCGAACCGGCAAAAAATGCAGAAGCCAAAGACCATTATGTTTTATAGGAGGTAAATTATGGGAAAACCAATTGAAAGAGACTTTACACAGAGTAAAGGAATTTTAAAATTCTTTCCTTATGAGGGTGCGGCGTGCATCGTTCCGCAGACAATGGTAACAAGTGCCGATGCAAACGGAAAGAAGATTGCAAAGGCAGGGACACCGTTCCCAAGCAATGACGAATCTTGCAAAGGGTATCTTCTGGAAGATGTTGACGTAACAATGGGAGATGCGCCTGGAACTTATGTATATCAGGGTTCTATTGACAGCGCAAAGGTAACGGCAAATGGAGTGACCGTAGAAGCAACTGCAAAAGCAGCAACACCGCGTGTCACTTTTTTTGATTAAGAAATGGAGGTATTAGAGAATGGCATTACCATTAGCAGAAGCATTTACCGCAAGAAGTCTTGGGGTTATGTGGAATAATTATGAAAAAACGCTTGGTTCTGCGCCTTACTTAGGTAGACAGAAATTTGGAACCAGAAAACAGGACAGCCTTGAACTTAGATTTATCAAAGGGAAAAACGGTCTTCCGGTATCATTAAAGGCATCCAATTTTGATGCGCAGGCAGAGTTAAGAGATGTCGGTGGATTTTCGGATATTCAGAACGAGATGCCGTTCTACCGTGAATCTTACATGGTAACAGAGCGTGAAGAGCAGGAGTATGCAAATTACCAGTCGGCAGAAAATTCCAACATGGCAAACCAGGTGCTTAGAGAAATCAGCAAAAAACCGATGATGCTGATTGAGGGCGCAAGAGTAGTGCCGGAACGCCAGATTTGGCAGTTATTAGCACCATCTGATGGTATTCCAAGAGTACAGGTAACAATTGGTGGCAAGAGCTACTATGTTGATTATACTTCCGATAATGGAGTATCGCACAAGAGAGACCATTACAAAGATATTTCTGGAAGCGATACCGATAAATGGTCTGCATCCGAAACAGCAACGCCACTTGATGACCTTATCGAGATTAAACGTGAGTTTGCAAAGAAAACCGGATATTCCCTTGCACGTTTTAGCATGAATACAGAAACGTGGGAGATGGTTCTTAAGGCAGAAGACACAAAGAAACAGGTGCTTGGAATTACTGCTTACAATGGAGGTATTCGTTTACAGCAGGGGCAGGTTACAGAGTATCTTAGAGGATACGGCATCGAGATTGAAGTTTACGACAAACTTTACATCGACCCGGCAGACGGTGCCACCAAATATTTTATTCCTACAGGAGTTATTTCAGCGCAGTCATCCGGCGTGTACCTTGGAGATTATGTCTTTGGAAAGACACCGGAAGAGAGAAGCGGAAGTTTAACAGACGGAAACCTTTCTATTGTAGAAACCGGCATTTCGGTATATACATACGCAACAAATCATCCGATCAACACGCATTGCATTGTGTCAATGATCGGATTGCCTACTTTTGAGGGCATGGACAGCGTTGTTGTCATGAAAGTTGCGTAGGAGGTGCGGTATGATTGCTGAATATACAGTAAAGCGCAATGGAAGATGGTATAAAGCAGGAGATGAAATCCCGGACATTGTTTCGGGAGAGAAATCTTCCGGCGCGTACACCAAGACAGAGATTAACAGAATGAGCACTGCTGATTTACAGGCACTTGCCGCTGAACATGGGATCGAGGGTGCAGAAGAAATCAGTGGAGCGGAACTGAAACGCATTTTGATCGAGCAGTTTGGATTATAGGTAGGGAAGAATGGACGAATATACAACATTAGAGCAGGTCAAAATCAGACTGAAACAATTTCATATTGAAACCGTTACGGACGAAGATGGTGTTACTTCTGATGTTGTCGTGTTCGACCAGAAAGAAGATAACCCTTACATTGAACAGCTTATCAAGCAGGCAAGAAATGAAGTGGTAAGCAAGCGGAATTACCCGGAAAGCTACACGGATGAAAAAATATCCGAAGACTTGAAACAGTTTGAGGATGTAATCGTCAATTTAGCCGTGTACGACCATTCACAGGCAGGAGAAGCCTATATGGCAAGCTATTCAGAAAACGGAGTGAGCCGTAGCTGGAAAGACAGGGAAAGCTTGTTTGTCTTTGTATTTCCGTTTGTAAAATCATTATAACTCATCGATTTCGAGGAGTTTAGAAGATTGTGCGTTACGTTTTGCCGATGTTGGCAAAACGTAGCAGGCGGCACACATTGAGCGGTGGTGGACGGTGTGCCATAAAAAATGAAAGGCGGTATATGATTTGACGATTGAAATATCAACAGCAATCATTATAAGCGTGCTGTCGCTTGGTTTTTCCGTCTTTATGGGCTTGAAGAGCAACAAAAGGACAGACAACACGGATCTTGAAGAGCGCGTGCGGGAGAACACACGCATTAACATGAAGTTGGATGCCATTTCAAACAACACGACCGAGATCAAAAATGAAGTATCTGAGATGCGAAAAGAAATAAATTCTCATGACAACAGAATCATAAAGGTGGAGGAAAGTGTGAAATCGGCGCATCACAGAATTGACGGGATAGAAACCCGTCTTAATGATGAAAAGGAGGTTTAATCATGGATATTATACAGTCTGTAATTGCAAATATGACAATTATTCTGGCAATCATTGGTGCGCTGGCATTTGTTGTGTCTGTGGTAACACAGGTAATCAAAGGTGTAGGCGTATTTTCTAAGATTCCAACGGACATTTTGGTATTTGTTCTTTCTATCGGAATCACGGTCGCTGCGTTTGTGGCATACATGCAGTACATCCAGACATCAATTTTATGGTATATGATCTTGGCAGCTATTATTGCAGGATTTATTGTTGCGTTTGTCGCAATGTATGGATGGGAAAAGCTTTCTGAGCTGTGGAAACGGTTCGGCAAGGATGTGAAGTGAAATGCTTGAGATCAATAAGCAAAAAATGAGTTATTCGCAGCAAAGCGGCAAGGTGCCGGTATATGTGACGGATGATGATGGTAACATCGAATATTCTTCGTACACGGATTCTGATGGTAATGTAATTTATTACCTTGATGATGACGGGAACAAGATACCGAAGACAACCGGAGAGTATACCACAGGTTATGAAAAGCCTGTGGTTTTTTATTCTTCGATCAGCAATAAGTTGAGCGAAGCACTTATAAAAGAATTTGGCGTAGATAACTCTACAAATTTTGTTCAGATCGTAGAAGACAAAGGAAAGCTTCCATTGAGCGTCGGATCTTTGGTATGGAAACGATCAGACGTAAAGTACAAAGATGAAGAGAATACAATCGTTGACGAAAATTCGGCTGATTACATCGTAAAAGGTGTCGCAGACGAGGGATTGACGGTTGATTTGTTCTTGTTACAAAAAAATGTGAAGTAGGTGTGGCATGGGGAAGAAAGTAATCACAATGAGCCTGTCTGAAAAGTCTATTCAGAACGCCATACGAGAGCTTAGAGCCTATAAAAACAGCTTGACATATAAATGCCAGCTATTGGCAGAAAAACTCGCGGAAAAGGGCGTAGAGATTGCCAGAGTACAAATTGCTGACCTTGACGCAATATTCACATCAGAATTGATTTCCAGTATTCATTCAGAATACAAGGGAAGTACCAAAGGAGGCGGGATATGGGCGGTAGTTGCCGGGACGGACCATGCAATGTTTGTTGAATTTGGAACAGGAACCGTAGGACAGCAAAATCCTTATCCAGGGAAACTGCCGGATGGCGTTTCGTGGCAGTATGCAAGTGGAAAAACTATCCATCAGATTTCAGATGGAAGATATGGATGGTTTTATCAGGACGACAATGGCGATTGGTGGTTTACAGAGGGAATGCCAAGCCGACCATTCATGTATCTGACCGCAAATGAGTTGCGGCAGATTGTTACACAGACAGCGAAGGAGGTGTTTGGATAATGGCAGGAAACCAGTGGGTATTTGACCTTGAAATAAACATTTTCTCCAATGTTGCAACGATAGCCAAACCAAAACTCAAGAAAAAATACAAAAGCATGAATTTTGACACTGCATTTACAACGGTTGAAAAGAACCTTGATAAAGACCCTGTTTTCCCGACCATTTACATTCACGAGATGCCGGGGCTTGAACGTGGGGCAGATTTAGAGGGCACATCCGTAAATGCGGTGCAGGAAACAATACAGGTTGACGTCATTACAAACACAAAGCAGAGCGATGCAAAAGGGATTATGGCTATTTTAGCTGATGCCTTTAAACAGATGCGATTTCAAATCACAGCAATGCCGGAGTTTAAAAATGACAGTGAGAAAAAATTTAGAAGCGTTGCAAGGTTCCGGCGGATAATCGGAGCCAACGACAGATTGATGTAAAAGAGCCGAAAGGCTCTATTTTTTATGCACCGGGTGCAAAAAGATGCGCCCGATAACCGCATTATTTGGCGGTAGAAAGAGAGGTAAAAATGGCAGAAGCAGGATTGTCTACGTTAGGCATTACGTTTGGCTATGGAACAGAAACCACAGCCGGAACAAAGCCTACATCGTTTAAACAGCTTACAAGAATTAACGCAATCGGCGGTATCAACATTGAGCCGGAACAGATTGACGCATCTGCATTAGAAGATGCTATTACCAGATATGTAAAGGGTCGCGCAGATACCGGTGGCTCTTTCCCTATCACGGTAAACCTTACGGATGCCACAAAGGAAGAGTGGGAAGCACTTATCACGGCGTATAAAGCGCTTTCCGGCGGGAAAAGAATGTGGTTTGAAACTATTATCCCGGGATTTACCGACGCGTTTTTTGTTGTGGCTCAGCCGCCAGAGCAGATTCCACAGCCGGAGATTGGTCAGAACGAACTTTTGACGGTTGAAATGAATCTTACCATTGAAGAATACAAGGGCATGGACACCGCTGTAGCTTTTACACCGGGGGAATAACACGTCAGTCGAATAGTTCGGTTGGATCGGCTGACGATAACCAGACAACCGAGCCAGAGCTTGAAGAAACAATTTAAAAGAACAGGGCGGTCTTCGGACTGCCCTTTCCCTATATGAGAGGGAGAAAGGGAAAGAAAATGACAAAATTAAAATTTGGCGAGAAAGAATTACAGATCAAGTTTGGATATGAAGCAACCGTGAAAAGCGGAATTATCAAGAAAGTAGCAAAATTAGACCAGATGGAAGATATCGAAGCGGTTGACGAAATCCTTTTATTTCTTCCAGAGTTAATCCTTGTAGGCGCGCAGAAGTTTCACAAAGAGGAACTTGGATACAATCCGGACAATGAGGGAGAAAAGGAACAGCAGCTTGGAAAAGTATATGCCATGCTGGATGATTACTTTGACGGAGAAGATGCAGATGTTCAGGTACTTTACAATGCACTTTTAGCGGAGCTGCTTGAAAACGGTTTTTTATCAAAACTGCTCAAAGCAGATCAGAAAGAAGCGGAGAAGAAAACTCCGAGGAAAAAGTAGAAGAACAGAGAGAACTTACATGGGGAACATATTGTGCGGAAATCCGCCCATTCTGGCTTTTAGTTACAAAAGGGTATGGATTTACCGTGCGTGACATAGACACGTCCTGCCCGGCTGATTTACAGCCTTATGCGGATGCTTACAACTTAGATAAAAAGCAAAGAGACAATGAGATGTGGATGTGGTTTGGAACATACGGATTGTCTGCGGTATCGGTGGCAGTAGAACATTGTCTTGCCGGACGAAAAGCAAAATCAAAGTATATTGAAAAACCAATCAATGAGCAACAAGGGAAAGATGATTCGGAAATGACGGAAGAAGAAATTAAGAAACAGAGAGAGCTATTTGTGGCAAAGCTCAAAATTATGCAGTCAAACTATGAGTTGAGCCACCCAAAACCAGAAAAGAACTTGGAGGTATAAATATGAGAATTGGATCTGCAAGACATGATGAAAATGGGAAATTGACCGGTGGGAGACCGGGAGATCAGACCGGAACAGAAGTAAGTATGCAAAACTTTTATGTTCATAAAAAAGGATGGTATGTGTTAAGACCAAAAACAAAAGATATGGCGGATAAACTGGCAGAATCAATGATTACAGCGTGCAATAATGATAATATTGGCTACTGTCAGGGACACCGGCTTGGAATTGTCAAATATGGTATTAATTCAAAAGTAAAAACAGAAGCAGATTGCGGCACAACGGTACGTGCATGCATTATTCATGCAACTGGAAAAGATGTTGGAAATTTCACCACAGCAAATGAAAAATCTGTACTTCTTTCTAGTGGCATGTTTGATGACATTGGAGGTTATGCGGCAGGAATGGTTCTTTACAATGGAGATGTTCTTGTCACAAAAACAAAAGGTCATACAGCGATTGTGACAAGCGGAAACCCTAGAAAAAATGTAAAAGATCATTTAAACCCATACCCGGAACCTGCAAGGATTTTAAAGAAAAAATTCCCTTGCATGAGAGGGGATGATGTGAGATGGCTTCAGACGGAGCTTATTTATCACGGATGCCTGGATGAAAAAGATAAAAAGGGAAACAGTAATGTGGACGGTATTCTTGGAAATGATACGGCGACCGGTATTGGAACATTCCAGAAAAAAGTCGGAATTACAGTAGATAAGAAATGCGGACCGGTTACAAGAGAAAAATTAAAAGAGTAGATCAAGGACGGTAAGGTGTCACAGCCTACCGTCTTTTTATTTTGCATAGAAAGTTGGTGCATATATGGCAGACATTGATGAATTACAAATAAAAATCAAAGCTGACTCTGCAAAAGCAAGTAATTCCATAGAAAGCCTTGTAAACAGCATGAATAGGCTCCGGGAAAGCATATCGTTTGACACTGCAAAACTTTCAAATATTGCAAGCGGAATCAGAAGCATTTCCGATGCAGCTACCGGGTTCAAAGGTGGTAAATCTTCGGAAATCACATCAATGGTGCGGGCACTCAATAAATTTTCTGGTGTTGATGCAAATTCTATCCACGGAATATCTTCTGCTGTGAGAGATCTTGCATCTGGAATAGCAAGTGTTAAAGCTGTTGATACAAGCGGACTCACAAGCATGGTGTCGGCACTGTCAAAAATTGGTGGCAAGGCATCTACACAGGCGACAAAGAATCTGCCGGCTTTATCTGCGCAGTTACAAAACTTTGTACGCCAGATGAACAAGATAGGTGCATTGAATTTTGATATGACCAATATGAGCAACCTTGTAACAGCCATATCAAGGCTTGGAAGCGTTGCAAGCGGACGTGCAGTAACAAATATACCTTTGCTTGCTGACAACCTTAAATATCTGTTTGAGACACTCTCAAAAGCACCAAATGTAAGCGCAAATATTTTACAAATGACACAGGCACTTGGAAATCTTTCCAACAGGTCTGGTGGCGCAATTTCTGGGTTAAATAACAGCATCAGTAATCTTTCCGGTTCTTTCCTTGGATTTAAGACATCCACAGGAAAAGCATTGATCGGACTCAAGTCATTCACAAGACAGATTTTATCCTCTATGGGGATTTATCTTGGTCTGTACGGAGCGATCAGAGGAATAAAAAATGCAATCGACATATCATCGGCATTAACAGAGGTTCAGAACGTTGTTGATGTTACTTTTGGTGACATGTCAAAAAAAGTCAATGAGTTTGCACAGGACTCTATACGTCAGTTTGGTATGTCAGAACTGACATTGAAACAGACGGCAAGCCGATTCCAAGCAATGGGAACAGCCATGGGAATTGACAGCAGTTTGATAAAGAAAGCCAATGAGTTTTTGAACAAACAGACAGATGGCTATATTGGTTTGTCTGATTCCATGGCTGATGTGTCTTTGAATTTAACAAAATTAACTGCTGATATGGCATCTCTGTATAACATAGATCAGGATGTTGTGTCGAAGGATTTAGCTGCAATATTTACCGGACAGACACGTCCATTAAGAGATTACGGTCTTGATCTTACACAGGCAACCCTTAAAGAGTGGGCGATGAAACAGGGATTAGATTCTGATATCGAGTCTATGTCACAGGCTGAAAAGACAATGCTCCGGTATCAGTACGTCCTTGCCAATACGCAGACAGCACAGGGAGACTTTGCGCGTACTGCTGATTCGTGGGCGAACCAGATCAGAATTTTAAAACAGTCGTTCGAACAGCTTGGCAGTGTTATTGGTGGAGCATTAATCAATGCTTTCAAACCATTCGTAAAAGCACTCAATTCCGTTTTACTGGTTGTTATCAGCTTTGTTACAAAGGTTACAAACGCTTTAGGCGCAATCTTCGGATGGAAATATGAGGATTCCGGTGCAGGTCTTGCGGATAGTTTTTCAGATGCGGCAGAAAGCGCAGATGATGTTGCGGACAGTACCGGACAGGCGGCAAAGAACATTGACAAGATGAATAAGGGTGTCCGTCAGTTTGATGAATTGAAACTGATTACAACAAATGATGGTTCTGGTAAAAAAGGTTCGGGCGGTTCCGGCGGCGGTGGCGCATCAGGCGGTGCCAGTGGCGGTAAACTTGTCAAGACAGATACTATTTTTAAAAATTACGAAAGTGATATTAAAAATCTGAAACAGCTTGGAAAATACATCAGTGATGCCTTATCAAAAGCTATGGAGTCTATCAACTGGGATAAGATTTATTCCAAGGCAAGAAACTTTGGTAAAGGCTTGGCAGATTTCCTTAATGGTCTTATCAATCCGAGACTGTTTGGAAATGTAGGAAAAACGATTGCCGGGGCACTGAATACGGCGATTTATGCCACACTTTCCTTTGGTCAGACATTTGACTGGTCAAACTTTGGAAAATCACTGGCAGAGGGAATAAATAAATTCTTCAAAACATTTGATTTTAAAGCACTTGCAGAAGATATAAATACTTGGGTACAGGGAGTTTACAAGACAATTAAGACCATGATAGAAAATATCAAGTGGTCTGATGTTTGGAAAGGCGTAAAAGATTTTCTTTCAAACATTGATATTGAGACAGTTGAAATTCTTCTTGGAGCATTTGCCCTGAAACTTGCAGGCAAACTGTTAACAGGGAAACTTCTCAAGGAGACTATTGGAAAATTAATAGGAGCGAAATTCACAGCCGCTTTTGGTTCAACGGCGGTAAAATCATTGCTCTCTTATGCAATTCCTATTTCACTTGCTGTAGTAGTGGCAACGTTATCTTTTACGGTTGGAAAAGATAGCATAAAAAAAGATGCTAATAATTTAGAAAAAGCGTATGAAAAAGGCGGTTTTCTGCAATATCTTCAGGAAAGTTTTAAACAACTTCTTAATCCGTTTGAATGGATTAATGCATATGGCGGTGGAGTTTTGAGCCATGATACTGTGATGGACAAATTAGGCATTGGAAATGGAATGAATGTTGATGAATTTGTCAAAAATCTGCCTAAAAAGGAAGATTACAAATCATTAGATGATTTCCAAAAAGCATTAAATGAGTTCAATGATAATATGCCTAATAAATTAAATGTACCTGACAGCTTTGATCTAAAGGCGTGGATAGATGAATGGAAGAATATAAACGGATTAGATGATGTAGATTTACGAGCAGATGTCGTCCTTCCAAATTTACAGGAGAAGATTTCCGAGTTCAAAGACAATGTCAAAGAATGGTGGGGATTGAATGTAGAACTACCCGTTCGCAATAAATTAACAACAACTTTAGAGGATGTTTCTTCATGGTGGGAAGATGTAAAAGAATATTGGGGAGAAAAGAAACTGTCAGTGAAAGCTGAAATGGACAGTATAAAAGAAAAAATTAAAGAAAAGTGGGATGAAGCCTTAACTTACATTCAGGAGAATATTTTCCCGTGGTTCACAAAGAAAAAGTGGATGGAAGTAGGGAATGGAATAAAAGAGGGATTGTCTGCTAAATGGGATGAGTTTTCCGATTGGTGGCAGAATACCGGAATATATAATTGGTGGGAAAATCATGTGAAGCCATGGTTTACAAAAAAAAGATGGGATGAGCAGGGAGACGGAATGAAAAAAGGTCTTTCTGAAAAATGGGGCGAATTTAGTAACTGGTGGAGTACATCTGGAATTGGTTCTTGGTGGACAAATCATGTAGAACCGTATTTTACAAAAGATAATTGGACATTCAGCGGCATTTCTGACGGATTGAAGCAGGCATTTGATAATGCTGTTGCAGGAATTAAGCAGGTATGGAATAATTTTGCAACGTGGCTTAATTCAAAACTGTCTTTTTCATGGGATTCTGTAAATATTGGTGGAAAAGAAATAATTCAAGCTGGCAATATTAACCTCGGGAAAATACCAACATTTGCAACCGGAGGCTTCCCGGAAGATGGTTTATTTTTTGCAAATCACGGAGAAATGGTCGGGCAGTTTAGCAATGGAAATACAGCGGTTGCGAATAACAGCCAAATCGTAGAAGGAATTAAAGCAGGAGTAAAAAGCGCAGTATCAGAAGCATTGACACCATATCTGTCACAAATCGCACAGAATACAAGTGAAAACAGCGGAATTAAAGTTGAATTAGACGGCAAGGTAATATATGACAGTACAGTTAAGCAATGGAAGAGTGAAGCAAGAAGAACACAGAGAAATCCAGTTCCAATATTTTAATGACAAATACCGCCACTTGTGCTAGAATTATTTTATTACAAGTGGTGGGAGGAAAAGCTATGGAATATAGAGAGATTGATTTTCTTTGCGGTTGGACTATTGAACGAGCTGTAAAGGAATTGCACGAAAGAGCAAAGGATGGTAATAAATATTGTGGTGAATTCAATGGAAATAAACTAACATCTGATATGTCTTTAGATGATGCTTATATGCTTTGTATAGGTAAAACTTTTGACGAATTTAATAAAGAGCAAGAAGAAAGTCGTCAAAGATTAATTCGTGAAGAGGAAGAACATAAAAGAAAAATCCCTGAATTATCAAAGTATTGGATAGAAGAAGGTCATAAGGTTTTATCTAAAGATAAATGGAATATGTGGGATAAGTGTGTTCCTATTCGACTTAATGATCTATACAGAGGAATGGAACTTGGTCAATGCTTAGATATTATCAAAACTGTTAAAGAAAAATCTATTCAAGATGGAATTGAAATTATGAAAAATCAGGGACATTCTGGTATGTCATGGGGATTAATGAAGTCTATGATTAGAGAATTTTGTGATTGTGGCAATGAGTTCTTAGAACAGTTAGGAGACCAGCTATGAATGAAAAAAGTGAAACAAAATTATGCAAATACTGTCAGACGGAGATTCCAGCTAAAGCAAAAATTTGCCCTAATTGCAAAAAAAAGCAGGGTGGGGCAACAAAGTGGTTTGTTGCGGTGGTTATAGTTATAATCCTGTTGATTGCCATATTTGGCGGAAACGGAGAAAATAACGATGCAGTTGCTGATTCTACCGAGCAAAATAAAAAAGTTTCTTCTATTAGTACGGTAGATAATAAGGAATCGACAAGAGAAGAAGTTTCTGATTCTGATTTTTTGGTAAAAGAGTATCTGTACGAAAACACAATAGG